CGCCCTAGTCCTAGGCTGGCCGCAGATGCCGCTGTGGGCGCTGTGCCTGCCTGGCCGTCTCGGCGAATGCCGTACTTCTGCAGCTCAGCGTCAAGCCGCTTGTCGACCTCGGCCTGCATCGCCTTACCTAGAGCCTCCGCGCGTTCCGAGATCTCGGACTCTTCACCGCTACCGAGGTAGCCGATGAATTCGGGGCCAAGCCCGTGCTGAGCGGCGGCCAGGAGGCGGTAGCGCTCGCTGCGCTCCTCATTCCGGTCACGCTCAGCGGCCTCAGCTCGCTCGTTGGCCTTCTGGAGTTCGGACTTCTGGCCTTCTTGGAGCTTGTTCCACTCCGTAGCGGCGACGACATTTTCCTTGGCACGCTGTTCGTGCTTCCGGGCGAGCGCCTTCCACTTCTCTACTTCCTTGGCCTGATCCTTATCGCCACCAGCGCTCGTGCCGGGGTCTGTGGCATTGTCTACCGCATTGCCCGTCGTAGTGCTAGTTGTGGCGTTGGGGTCGGTGGTGCTGTCGCCTCCACCATCTGTCCCCGTTTCGGGTCCAGTCCCAGCGTCAACAGACATTTAATCTCCAGGTTCGATCGGCAGTTTGCCCTATGGCCCGAATTGTACCCTATCCGGCGCGGCTAAGCCCTACCTCACCAACAAGTAGCGATAATGAGGCCGTTCCCACCGTTCCCGCCGCTACCGCCACCGCCGGAACCGCCACTACCGGCTCCACCTCCGCCGCATCCGATTTCGCCGTTGCCGCCATTACCGCCGGATACCCCATTAGCGCCACCACCGCCAAGACCAGGGGTCCACACCCATGGCTTCTTTACCGAGAACCCATTAGGCCCAGTAGCGGCGGTAGCTCCACCGGCAATGGCAGCCGGAAGCCAGGGAGTTGTAACCGCGCCGGTAAAACCACCGCCTGCAACAGCGGCATCGCCTCCGCCACCGGCACCCGGGTAGACGGCTCCATTACCTCCTGTAGCGGCTACTACTGCGGTGCCTATCGCCCCTGTACCACCAGCCGCTCCAATTATCCCGGCAACGGCCGACCACGTACCTAGTGATGCCAGACCCATGCTGGCGGCAGTAGGAACGGAAGGTGCTGCGCCTCCGACTCCGCCGCTTGCACCGCCTAGTCCTCCGCCGGCCACAGTCCCGGTCAAGAGAATCGCCGACAGGAGCGTACATGCCCCGACTGCCACGCCAGCTGGATGGGCACAAATAGTCGTAGGACTAGCCGTGCTTCCGGCAGCAGAGGTGCCGCCATTACCGCCCTTTGTCACATTCATGTATAGGATGTCTGGCACGAATATGGCGGGGATAATCAAAGAGGCGATGCCGCCGCTCGCAGCCCCGCCACCTCCTCCAGCGGTAGATGGCGAACATCCTCCTCCTCCACCCGCAGCGTTGATGGCCAGGAAGTGACACATGCGAACTCCGCGCGGCTTGCGCCAAGGCTGCATTTCCCCGGTGTAATAGAAGAACTGCTGCAGGTCCGCTTTGTCGGGGAATCCAAAGAAGTCGTTATTCGGCATTAGTAATCACCGCCCCACACCGACACATAGTACCCGGCCGCTACCGTAGTGCCGAGGGTACAGTTGATCACATACCCGTTCGGTATGGCGAAGCAAAGCGGGATCTCAATCGGCTGGAGCGCTGCCGCAGCATTAGCGGTAGTGGCTGGCAGAGTGATCTCGGCTATCAGGACGTTGTTGGCCGCAGTAGCGTTGCTGCTTCCGTTGTTAAGGAAGACGCGGAGAACCGAGGCAACGTTGGTTCCCGCAGGACGGGCCACGAGGCGCGACAAGTAGCTGCCGTTTGCCCCTGCAGTAAAACACGGGGTGACAAAGCCTGTTCCGGCCATAGATGTACTAGCCGTAAGCATAGGCCCGGCCGTGCCACCCGAGTTATCGTCGGCCGTGCCCCATCCGACATGCGGCGTTAGGGCAAAGATCGGGTTTTGGTTAGCGGTCATTTACATCCCCCAACAGTTTACGGTTCCTGCATACGCCTTGCCGAGGGACAAGCCGCTAGCTGCAACAGGAGTCGAGTCGATAACCCACCAGTTAGCTCCATCGCTAACGACTTGGACGTAAGAGCCAGAAGTTGCCGGCACCACGAACGTCGACGCACCGTTAATGGTCTGTGCAGAAGTAGTTGAAACGGTAATAGCACCAGAGCCATTGACATTCTGCACGGTGAATTCCTGCCCGGCAATCCCAACTGCCGTTGGCAGGGTGAAGGCCGCAGCCCCGGAGACGTTACCCTGCACGATACAGTCAGTTACCTGTATCGTGTAGGGAGTAGACGTTTTCGCCACTAGAGGACTAGCCAGCTCTAGCGACGGTATCGAGTGAAAGTTAGTCGCGCTACGGACATCCATGATGAATTACCCTACCACACAGCACTGAATAGAACTGGACGCAGGCGCTACCGCGAATGATAGCACGACGGCGTTCGCGGAGCTAGCCTTGACGTCGCAGATGATCTCCACGAAGTTTCCAGCGCCTCCGCTAACGTCCCATACCGTCACATGCGGCGCGACGTTGTTAAGGCTATGCGTTACCGTGAGTGCGGTCGAGCTACCGTCGCCGATAGCAGCCGAGTTGTACACGAGCGCGTACTTGCTGGATGCCGGAGCGGTAGCCGCGTTAGTCGGGACGTCGGCCGCTTGGAGCGCCTGGGCCGTGAAGTTCGTACCGTTGGCCCGGGCAAACAGGCCAGCGGTCATCGTGCCGCCTAGAAGCGAATTGATCGCTGCCTGGAGCGAGGTCTGGTTCGTACCGCCCTGGGCTACCGGGACCAGCGACACATTCAGGGTGTTACCGGTCTTGCTCAGGCCCGTGCCGGGGGTGATCTCGCCAGCCCCGGAGAACTGCGTCCACTTAATGTTGTTCGTACCGTACGTGAACGCGGCGTTCGTAGAGGGAGTCGAGACGACATAGCCGTTCGACCCGTTAGCCGTGCCGCCTTCCACGAATACAAACCCGCCAGCCGGGCCATTCGATCCGGACATATCGGTGGCGCGGCTAATTGTCAGGTTAGTCGTCGCGTTAGTGACTATGTACAGTCCGTTGCCGGGCTGAGTTGACCCGACTGAGCCAACGCCGCTCGCGGCAGGGGCGTCCTTGACCAGAACTAGATCGTTGACGGCAGGAGACTGCCCGTCAATCACAGTTCCGGAGATGACGGTAACCGTACCAGAAGCGACTGTGAATGTCTCCGCGCCGGTTGTCGCCGCGACGGCGCTGCCCTTGATGACGAGGCCCTGTACCGCAGCCGCGAGCGCCGCAGTAACGAATGCGGTAGTCGCGACCTGGGTCGTGTTCGTCCCGGCAGTAGCCGTAGGAGCTGCGGGGGTGCCGGTAAACGTGGGCGAGGCCAATGGGGCCTTAAGCGCCTCGGCCGTAGTCGCACGAGACGTCTCGACTCCGACAGCCGCATCGGCGTACGCCGTGTTGGCAACCTGAGTTGAGTTAGTCAGGGCGCTAGCATTCGGCGCGGTCGGCGTGCCGGTCATAGCAGGCGAGGCGGGCGGTAGGTAGTCCGTGTTCGACGTAGCGGCCGAGATAGCCGTACCATTGCCCTTAAGCATACCGGTAACCGACGTAGTCAAGGTGATAGTCGGCGTAGCGGCGTTATGGTCTGACGTACCAGCGAGGCCGTTAGATGTGGCGACTGCCACATCCGTAACGGTGCCTCCGGTACCGACGACTACCCAGGTCGACCCGTTGTAGACCTTAAGCTGCCCGGTGTCGGTGCGGAAGATGATCTGCCCGGCACCCTTTGGCGAGCCGGGATCGGACGTAAGGCCCTGAACAAGGACATTCAGGATCTGGTTGCCGTTAAAGTCAAGGTTAACTCTGACTGGAGTTGACATTGCCTACCTCCTTCAGTTGCAGTAGATGAAGCCGGAATTGACCGCACCGAATTCGACTAGGACGTTATTGTCATCTATGTAGGTGACATCGGCCCAGCACACTTGGTCGGCCGTATCGACAACTGAAACAGCAGGCCGCTTCTCTAGGTTATGGTTGACGGTGACGGAATTCACACTGTTGAATTCCATAGTGAACGACTTGTCGCCAACCGATCCACCAGGCTGCATGTACCCGACTTCGATAACTTGCATGCCGCCGAGGGAGATGACCTGCTGGTCAATCTCCACGACTGTCATCGCCTGAGCGGCTGACACCTCTATGATCTCGGTCACGGCTGTACCTGGAATGTCCCGTCCAGCAGGCAGGAAGTCTCGCCCGATGACGCTGTCACGAATAGCCGGAACAGCGGTGCCGAGTTAATAAACTGCGCGGCTATGGCGGCTGGAATGTACATGCGGACAGTTCCGTCAGCGCCTCCAAGCTGGATTTGCCCGTTGGAGGAGCTGTCATCAGTGACAAAGTCGATCACGCCGTTAATCGACATAGAAGCCGAGTAGTCGGTGAGATCGACCGGAGTGCCGCCCTGGCTCACAGGGACGGCCGAAGCGCTCCAAGTGAGGACCCTGTCAAAGTCCTCGCCAGAGAAGATCGCGAAGTTGTAAGAGCCGGCCATTACTTACCGGCCGCTGGAGGAGGTGGCGGGGGAGTCGGGTAAGGCCCAGCAGCCGGCATAGCAGGAGGCGGCTGCGGCGGGTTGCCGGCTACCGACGGATTTGGCGAGATCTCGAATGCCGTAGCCGGTAGCTTATTCCCGCACTGCGCACAGTACCGGGCGTCGCCGGCATTATACTTCTGGCACACGGGACAGCGAATGTCCTCGCCCGGTCCACGGACATACGGCTTCGTCGGCGACGGAGGCGGCAGATGCGTACCACATTGGTCGCAGTATGTCGCATCCGGCTCACTGTACTTGCCGCAAGCCGGACAGCGCACATTCTCGTCAGGCCCACGCCGGTAAGGCGCAGGCCCTTGCGTGATCCGCGCAAAGGCAGCAAGGTGCTGCGGCGGTACCGGCGGCGTGGTCATATTAGCGGGACAACTCCTAGATTGACGGAAACCGTTCCAGTTCCCGAGTAGCTAGCGAGGTTTGCCCGGAACATAGTGCATGCCGGGGTTGTGGAGGTAGACGGCTTAGTCAATCCAACCGTCGTAACTGCAGAGCCGATCGACACCCAGTCGACTCCATCGATACTGCCTTGCAGTTGAATGCTGAAAGCCGAGACGGTGCCAGCGGTGAAGACATCTAGCGACAAGTCATCGCTAATGTCACCATCGATGAAGCTAACCGTTGGACCGGTCTGGTTCGCGGATACCGCTTGGAGCAGCTGGAGAACGCTCATTCGTGAAGGGCCTGAATGGCGTTCTTCGCCGCTAGCTCAGCGGCCTCGGCCGCCTCAGCTTCTGCCTTCGCCTTCAGCTCGCCGTCGACAATGTCGAGGTAGCGGCCGAGGTCGTGCCAGAAGCTACGGAGGTGGTTGACGTGCTCGTCAACCTCATTCGTGACCGGGCCATACGTAGTCCTGATCGTGAGGGACTCCGGGCTGTGCTCCGGGTTCTTACGACGGATAGAAAGCGTCATATCACACCATCCCGCTGCTAGAGACTTGTTCGCCGGTACCGAGTATGGCCCAGTAGACCGCGAGCGAACTGCCAGGGCTGCCGGTAAGGGTAACGTATTGCCCATTCCCGCCGCCATGCCAGTACGTTCCGCTTACGCCGAACCACATCCTGTCGTAAGTGTAGCCGTTTGGGCCGTTATCCTTCTGGACGTCCGTCCGAATTGCGATAGGCGTGGACTTTAGCTCCATAACGCCGCCAACATCGCCGACGTATACGCTCGAATGCCCTGACGGCGATAGGTAGCCGGATGCCGGGTAGTAAACCCACTTATGCGCCGAGGAGCATGACGACTGAGTGATCCGCGCGCCGACATTATCATTCGGCGACGTCAGGCAGTAGCCATCCCAGTTGAGCAGCTCTACCGTCTCTGACGAGGCCACCATTTCCTTGGGGGTGCCAGGCGGCAGGGACTTGGGATCGCCACCGCCTATGTTCGAGTATGCCGCCTGGCAGTTCCTAGGCGCAGTCGCCGCGTCAAGCTGCTTCTTGAGCGAGGCGATCGACTCATTAGAGCTATTGCGAATCTCGGCTTCCAGGTTCTTCGCGATTGTCAGTACCTCGGCCGAGGGATGCGCGCCTTCAAGCACATCGATGAACTCGGTAATCGCCGTCTCGGTGATCTGCGCTTGCGATTGCCCCTCGCGATTCAGCAATTCGTCCAGCTGCGACTTCTGGGAGTTGTTCAGATTGCAGCCGTTGATTGCGTCTTGCCGGAGGCCACTTGCATTGCGTGCATTCTGGACTACGCCATATCCGGCAACGACTGCCGCGGCAATCAGGACGACAATCACCGCCGACAGTATGACTAGGATTCGCTTGCCCGGCTTAAGTGCTCGCTTGAGCCTCGCATCGATCGCCTGCATCATCGGGTTGTCAGACAAGCTGTCATCCGGCCTGGACTTTCGCCACTTCACTTTGATCCCCTTATCGGAACGTAGTCGAGTGACCGCAGGAGGAATGCCGCCTGTGTCTGCTCGCCGTCACGGATCGGGAATCCTGGGTCTGGGGAATGTCCCGGTTCGTAATTCATGATGGTCTTGAGTATCTCCCGCAAGTCGTTTTCCTCATGCGGGGTTAGCGACTGGTCATGGATGATCTTATCCATGAGGTAGTCGATGTGAGCACGACGGGGATCGGGGCTGTGGAGTAGCTTGGCCATATCCTTCTGTAGGTTAGACCACAGCATATCCACCTTGGTTTCCAGGACGGCAGTACGGGTGCCCGCGCTGTTCAAGGAGTCCTGCAGCGGCGTAAGCGCTATGGTTATGGCAGTCTTTATCGAGTCAGCATCGATCTGCTGCTTGTCCTTCTTGTTGGATTGCCGGTAGGCCAGGTATGCAATTAGCAGCGCTCCCACGCTTCCTAGTGCCCCCAGCAGAACTCCAACATCGCCTGGACTCATTGCTGTCCTCCTGGTGGCTGCTCTCCAACACCCTTGATGAACTGCAACGGCACGTCGCTTATGCCAGAACGAATCTGGGCGTCCACCCTATGGTTGCCGTCGACCACGTACGTTTTCCCGTCGATCTTTACGGCCAGTCCTGGAGGGACAGGCTTACCGGATGCGATGTCGGCCATATACTTCTTAACTGTATCAGAGTCCAGTGACGTCATGGTTCCAGTTAGATCTTCAACTGGAACTGTCACAGCTTCCGTCATAGCTTCTGGAGTATGAAGTACCTCATTCAGGCCAGCTATCGGATACTTGGCATTAATAGCCTCAAGAACTTCATTCTTCGTCCCGGCATCGGTAGCCCCGATAACTGGTTCACTTCGGTCCTGATCTAGACCGCTGTCGTCTACTCCGTCAGGTGCCGCTTCCACGGCATCTGAATCAGGCGCAGCATTGGTACCGCTGTCAGGCAAGGACGGACTCGGCCCCGTGTCATCGCCGAAAGCAGGCTCGCTAGTGCATTGGCAATCGTTGTGCCATCCCGAGTCAGCTACCGTCACGCCCTGGCCTGCCAGGTTCTCGCAATAGTCACAAGTACCGCCCGGCACTCGGCGAACTCCTGCTGCCTTTGGATCGGCAGCCGCAGCCGCCTCAATCCAGTCACGAGCACCGGCAAGAACTAGCCCTTGCGCAGCACTAGCTAGCGACTCACGCCCTGAAACGTAAGCATCCATCATGCGCGCTCCACCTTTAACCTGGTGAAGGAATGCGCCTAGCCCGCATGGGTCTATGACGTTATCCGCGCGGGCATTTGTCAACGGCACCTTGACCTTGACATTTGGCGGTAGCGGGCCGAGTCCAGATATTAGCCTGCAGGCGTTGTAGTAGACCTGCCCGCTAGCTTGGGAGGCGGCATAGTAACGCGAGACTACCGCCATAACAGCCGGTCGCATCGCGGCCCAAGAGGCACGAGCCGACTTTATGCTGAATCCAGCATTCCAGAGTCGCCGGATAGCAGCTGCCGCAGCGTCCCCTGCAGTGGCCTGGTTGGCCCGGAAGGTCTGGGTCATGGCCTTCTGCAGGCTAGGGGCTGCGTGCAGGGTCACTAGGCCCACCGAACCCACGAGGAGGTAAAGATACCCGCAGGGCACATCTCGATTGGCTCTCTGTGCGCTCTCACAGCGCCTTACACCGCACTACCGGGCTTCGGCGGTGCCTTCGGCTTCGGCGTGTTCGGCTGGGCCCGCGTATGGGCCGGAACGTGGACTAGCGTCGTGCCGCTGTCAGCAGGGCCACTAGGCGGTGCGTTACTCGCCTTGGTGTTCCCGTTCGCATCGACGTCCCCCGTCTGGTTCCCTGGGCTACCCGGAGGTGCCGCTGCCCCAGGAGCGCCTGGAGGCGCGGCAGGAGGCGGCATGACCGGCGGAGCGCCCACAGAGCCAATCTGGAACGGCTGGGCCTCATCCGGCGGTGCAGCCATCTGGTTACCGGTCAGGGCGGCCTGCACCACCTTATCGATCTGGGCCATAGCATCGGCCCGCGAGACGGAGGCCTGCCACATAGCGACGTCCTCGGCGGTCACACCGGGGATTCGCCTCCATAGCTCAGCAGCCGGCACGCCTAGCATCTGCGCGGCCTTGCCTAGGCCGTCAATCGTCGCCGCGAAGTTCCGGGCCGAGGTATCGCGCCAAATGATCGAGCCGAAGAGATCCATCCATCCATCCGTGTCATCTTGCGCCTTGCTGCAAAGCCGGAACAGGTTCCGGTGCGAGTCAGTAAGGATTCCGCGCAGGACGTCGGACTTCCGGTCAAGCCCGTCACGGGCCGCAGACAGAGCGTCGGCCGATAGGTTCACGAGCGCGCCGAGGAGGTGGTATGGCGGCACCTGCGAGATTGTCGACATATGCCGAATGGTCGCCTCACGGGCATCGATGATCTTCGAGAGGTCGGTTTCGGAGAACTCGCCGAACTTCGTCCCGTTGTCCTCGCTCACCCATACCCGGTCGACACCAGGCCGGAACTTCGGAGTGCCACGGCCACTCTCGTCCACCGGTGCCATGCCGCTAATCCAGCGCTGCTTGAATGCGGCGTACTGCTCGGCCAGCATCTCGTTGAATGTATGGAAGTTAACCTGGTCCTGTAGCGAGATAAGCGGCTCGATCTCGCCGATGCAGTCGCTATCGCTATCGAGGTCGGCCTCATACGAGTACCGCACGACCGGGCAGAGTCCCATTCCATGTGCACTCACTACCGGCTTGCCATTCAGGATCGGGTCATCCTGCGCGGGCCAGGAGAGCTTGGCCGGCGATGTCCCGACTCCGCCAACGAGGATGTAGCGGTTCGTGTCATCAAGGATCGTGACGACTCTCCGCGCCTTGCCGATCGCCTTGTTGTCGTTGATGACCTGCTCGATAACGGCGAAGACGGGCCATTCATCATTCGCATCATCCGTGTACAGGGCCGTCATCTTGCGCGGGCTGAATGGCGTGATAACTGGCATCGACTTGTCAGTCACGCCCTGTGACGGGTCGTAGCTAGCGATCCGGCCCGGCAGCACCATGGCGTATGCGCAGCCGTACTTCACGACCGACCTATGAATGCCGTGCTGGCGGCTAGTCATACGGTTGTAGCGCCAAGCGCTCCAGCCAGGGTCGCCTTCAACATCGAATCCGGTCTCGACATCATTCGGGTCAAACGAACTCGGCCGAAACCCGTCGACGTGAAGGTTCTGCTGGATAACCGAGCAGACCAGCGGCAGGAAGTTGTCCTTCGAGCGCCGCAGCAGCCAGCGGTACTCGGTCGACGCGCCCTTGGGCGTGTAGGGCGGGTCATGGCGGCCCCGCATATACTTCGAGATCTTCTCCAGGCGCACCTGCTCGGTGATCCTGATCCCCATGATTGTATTCGCGGCCTGCAAGATGTCATCGGCATCGAGGCCCTGCGAGTTCGAAGTGAAGCTATTGTTTGCAGGCGTAGTAGTATCAGTCGCCATGTCGGCATCCTTTGCTAGTTGGGTGCCGTGTCGGCTAGCTGAAACTGTAGACAGCGCTGCTCTTGGGCTTAGCCTTAGCTGCCTTTGTCGTCTCGGTACTAAGGTACATGCGGCGGGCGTGTCGCGCGATAATCATCGCGACTCCAGCGTCAATCTTGTTCGGCGAGTCGGGCGATTCCTTCCCAACCGAGGTGCCGAATTTGTTAGGCCGGTTGCGCATATTCTTGACGTGCTTGGCGAGCATAGCCGAACCATCATGCTTAAACACGGCCTCGTCACCGCACACTTCCTCATGGACCATCTCGGCCGCGCCGGTGAACTGGTTCGTCCGCACGCGCATGTCCCAGGCGATCGGCTGCGGATCATACGTTCCAGGCGCTGCCATGATCTTTAGCCGACTGGAATAGCGCTCAGGCCAAGTCACCTTCACGAATGACTCCCATTCGCGAACGTCGGCGAAGAACGCCACGGGATTCCAGCGCTCGAACGCGCGCTCCACCGCTGCATCAACCTCGGTCACCGGGATCGGCAGCCGGCCACCGCCCTCAAGCGGCTTAGTCTCCCAGATACCCAAGTCGAAGATGTTCCCGGTAGTAATCTCGCAGGCGATTAGGGCGGTGGCGTCGTTGGCACGGCTACCGTCAAAGCCAAGGGCAATCTCGACTCCATCGGCGAGGATGAGAGACGGGTCGGCCCAGCGGTTCCATTCCTGCGGCTCGCACCAGGCTTCTTCAGACACAGTCGGCCAGTTGAGGTAGAAGCGCTTAGAGACCGCAAAGGGAGTCTTGAGGTCGAGTATGTGCCGGTCGACAATATCTACTGCATCGCTCCAGTAGCAGTCGCCATAGGCTTCGGTTACGCCCTCAACGAGCTTGTCCCGGTCGATCACCTTGTTCTCGGCCCCGTGATCGCATCGGGCCGCGCCGCATACGGCGCAGGAGTACCGCACGGTGTCGGGCGGAGCTTGCCTAACATCCATGAGAGTCCGCGCGGTGCCAAGTTGCCTGCCCTCCTCGGCATCCACCCAGGCATCAAATGTGCGCTCAGCGATCGACTCGCTGCCAGGCTCCCAGGCGTTAGCCGTCTGCACGAGCCGGGACTTCGACTTAGCCGCATTCCGGTCCATTACCTCGAACAGCTTGTGCCCGCCATTGGACTTTATCCACGCTTCGGTCTGGTCGCATATCCCGAATGTCGTGCGCGCACCTTCTGCGGCCGAGGCCGAGGATGTAATAACATGCAGGAAGCCGCCGCCAGGCTTATTGATCTGCGTCTTGCCAACGTCAAGGCCGTAGTCAAGGATCAACCTTGATTTCTTCTTGTGGTCCACAGACCCGTCATTGTTCGTGGCAGCGATAAGTGCCGTCACCATCGTCATAGTGTTGATAAGGCCCTGCGACTCAGCCGTGGCGGCAATCTCAACGAGCGGCATGCCAACCGGCTTGCCAACCGGCATGGCATCGCCTGGATTGTCGGGGTCAGCAACCCATTTCGCGAACCTAACCGGGCCGCAGAACTCTAGAATGCTCATCACCGCTGCAAAGGGCGACTTCCCCGCGCCCTTGGGCAACCGGCGCACACCGTGGGAGTAGACCCATTGCGCATTCTCGTCTAGCGCATACCAATGCAAAAGAAACCGGATCTGGCTCTCCGTGAACTTCCAGCGCGAGCCAGCATTATCCCCATCCGGCTGCCGCAGGTACTTCATGCCCCATTTGATGGCTCCCCAGCCGAGTGTGTACTTGGGAATGTACCTTGGGAGAGTGATCCAGCGGTCAGCGGGGCCGAGAAGGGTTTGGTCCATATGTCATCGGACTTCGCCGAGCATCATCGGCTTGACATGACCGGCCGACACCGAGGTGTCAACGAGGATGTCATAGCCACATTCGGCTGCTCGCATGCAGAACACGAAGTCCTCGCCACAGAGCGCGGGGCCGCGTTGCTCCTCCTGGAACCAGGGCGCAGCCGGGTTAGCGATCTTCGCCGCAATCGCCTCGAAGACGTCGCGCCGCACCATCATGAATCCAGCGCCAACCGCATCCACGCGGATCAGCTCGCCCCTGGGGAAGTCGCCGCCCACAGTCGTGAACATGCCTTGATCGCGGTCGGTACCAACGGTGTGGCGGTACATGCACGGGTAAAGTGAACTGTCTGGATTCGGCTGCATGTACATGCCATTCACAATTGGCAGCTCATGTTCCACGAGGCGGTCAACGCAATCCTCGCGGAACACCATGTCGCTGTCAACCATCAACAGGTATTCGCTATCTGTTGCAAGGAAATGGCTCACCAGCGAATTGCGCGCCTTGCATACATTCGCGCCGCTCATCAGGTTCATTATCTCGATGGGGTGATTGCGATGCGATATCTTCAACATCGAGCCGAGGAATTGCGCGTGCACCATCAAGGGGTGAATGAATCCGATTGCGACCTTAGGCATTTGCGCTGCCTTTGAGCATTTTGCGGATATCGCCAAGCGACATCTCGCTTTCATCCTCGTCAACATCGCCACCAGCTTTAATGAGTTCAATCCGCGCCTTGCGCCGGTCGCCTTCACAGCAAAGCAGGCGGGATGACATCTCGTTGAACTCAGAGAGGAGTCCGGCGGTGAAGCCGAATTGGTAGAGCCGGTCAAGCGCCTCGCACATAACCCATGCGATAGCCCAGTCTGTGGTCTCATACCACTGCGCCTGCCCGGACATCTTCAATGCACGGTACATGCCGATGGCTACTGGATGCCATTCAGGGTTCGGATCGGGAACTACCGGCTTCCCTGCAGACTTACCAACGCGAATGTGTGCATTAGTATCCGTTTTGCCATTCCCATGGCCCATTCGCTCACTAGCGCGCTTTGCAATTGTCGGCATGGCTAGGCCTCC